TTTCTTTTGTAGTAGATAACATACCTAAACTATCTAATACAAACAATAAAGGTTTTCTTTTATTTTCTGGTTGCTCTAAATATTTGTCTATAATTTTAATTGATTGACTTCTAAATTCTTGTACAGTTGCAACAGGAACAATTACCATTCTAGTAGAATCAACACCTCTATTCTCAATCATATCTTTTGAGATAGCACCCTCTGATTCAAAGTAAATTACACCTGCGTCTGGATTTTTATCTAAAAATGCCTTACAGATACCTAATGCAAAAAATGTTTTACCTGTAGCAGCTTCACCTGCAATTGCTGTAATCTTATTTGCTGGCATACCACCATAGATACTACCTGATAGTAAAGCATTGAATGAATATGAACCTGTGTCAATGAAACTGGTTACATCTGCACTATCGACACCCTCACTTACTAAACCGGCATATTCATTACCAGTTTCTTTAATTATATCTTTTAAAAAATCGCTCATATTTTCTCCTTAGTTGTGTCTATTATATACTATTTTTTGATTTTGTCAAGCTTCCTTTGATAGTTATATCACCTGTTTCATGCCATAATCTATAGTTAGGATCCTCTGGAATCCACTCTTCCGGTGGATCCTCATATTCTGATTGTGGTATTTTAGACCAGATTGTATCTTTTACTTCTTGTAAAGGTATAGGTCCGAATTGGTCGTATAGTCTACCACCAAAACTTTCACACATTTTCATAACCTTTTCTTTATTGTATTCTTTCTTTCTTTGAAAGTCCCAATATTCTTTTAATTCTTTATATTCTTTTGGTTGTATGCTCACCATTATATTTATCTAATTATATCTATCTGACTATCTTTAGTCCAAATTTCAATATCATTTCTTAGTCTACCGTCTTCTTTGATATTATTAAACCTTTTAGTAGCTAATTTTCTCCACCAATTAATCAGTTCAACATCATTATATCTATCGAAATTTGGTGCTTTAACAATCTTATCTGTTTTACCATTTACTATATCAATATAATTTTCTATACCATAGTTAGATACATAGTATCTTTTACGCTCAGTTAATTTTTTAGCATTGGTAATTGTATCTTTAAATTTTTGTAAGTCATCACCATCTAATGACTTTTTAATTAAACCTTGAATAGCTGTGGTGATTTTTAATTTTCTACTAGAGGCATCCTCTTTAATGAATACACCTATTTTGTCTTCAACATAATTAAGTAAATCTTTAAATGGTTTGCCATGTATCATAGGAATAAAATCACTATCAGTTAGACCTCTATTTTTTAACATAGGTTTCATGCCGTCATACTGACTAGCCGATTTACTATTACCAAATAAACTTGTGGTTTCAAACATAACTAAATTCATATCATATTTTTCATTTAGTTTTTCTCTAACTGAATGTGAACAACACAAGGCAGCCAATAATTTACCACCAAGATAATTAAAACCAAAAGGTTGTGATGGTACAATTACAAATCCCATAATGGCAGTTTTATTAAATACTTTTAAATCAGGTACATTACCTAGTAATACATTTCTAGGTCTCATATTGATAACAGGAGAACCAAATCTCATAAAACCAACATATGTATTTGTATTCTTTTCTTTTACTGCCAACTTTAAACTTTTACCAGGAATACTTACCATATTACTATGGCTTGAAATTAAATTAATACAAGTGTCCCATGTGTAATTATCAAGTTCAACTACTTCTAAATCCATATCTTCAGGCGACATGGTAAAATCACTAAACAATTCGTTTTCTAATCCCATACCAGGAAGTGAAGTAGGTATGGTCTCTATTTGAGCCATCTTTTGGTCTCTCATATATTGGTCAATTCTAGTAAATTGGTCAAAATAATTTGAGAATACATTAGCACAATATAGTGCTTCTTCTTTATTTAGGGTCTTCGCCATTCATTTTCCATAACATTAAAGCAGGTATTATAACACATAATGCCGATAAGGCAAGCGCTAAACATATGCTCATACTTCATTTCCCCAAAAGTCCCAATGGTCTCTGGTCTTTTTTCTTGCAAATAGTTCGATATAAGGACCTTCGCAAAGTCGTTCTATCTCTCCATGTAAAAGTGGTTTTTCAGAATGTCTGCCCCTTGGTGCAACCACTAATTGTGCAACATCTTTATGTATTCTTTTTGGTCTACCTTTTGTTGCAAGTAAACACATTTCAGGATTACCTCTAGTCCAATATCCTAAACCTGTAAAAAATCCAAGTGTCTTTCTATTTGTTTTTGCCCATGTAAAACCAACTGTTTTATATTTGAAGCCCCAAGAGTCAATAACTTTTAATGCTTGGTCTAACATAGGGTCACATACCCACATTAACAATACACAATTCTCATCTGCAATTTCTCTTACAGGCATATTACATATATCGTTTAGTGACATACAATCATAATGTGCCTCAGGACTTTTTTCTTTTCCTTTATCTGACCTTGTTCTAAACAACCAAGGTGGGTCGGCATATATTACTTTGTATTTTTTATCTGGTAAATTAAGCAAAGAAACTCTCCAATGTAGCTACTGGCTCCGCTTTCCAATTTATTGCGTCTAAAATAAATCGCATAGGATCCAGGAATGTTTTCTGAAATTGTATCTCGTAATCGACATACTCTTGTAATTTAAATTCTGTTGGTAGTGTACTAATGTAACTAATAACATCAAATTTAAATGGGTTAGCTTCTTTTAATTTAAGAAACTTTATCTTATCACCATCTTGTATATAAGGATACTTCATACCAAGATTTGCTTCTTTCAGTTGATAATTATAAATCAATGCACCTTTAACATGAATGGGTGTGCCTTTAATAAAGATACTACTATTGCTAGCATACTTTCTTAGATTGTTACAACTCCTAGGAAAAGCAATAGCCTCAGGTGGTAGATTGATAAACTCCTCCTTAAAGTCAGCAATAAGTTTATGCAAGTCACTTTGTTCCTTGGACATAATTGTTTTTATCGCTTCTTTAATTTTACCTCTACACACCTGAGGTGTACTAGACTTGACTGCTTCTATGCCCATTAACTTTAGTTTAGGGTCAGAAAGTCTTACGCCTTCTTCGTCTAGTACATTCAGCATATACCTCTTTTTAGCCACCCATATTCCTTTGTTGGCGATTACTTCTCGTTTCATCACCATTGCGTTTTTAAATGCGTTAGAATAATCTGCTAGTTCATCAAAACATTTTTCAATATATGGTTCGATTTTGTTATCACAAACTTTACCAAGAAAGTCTGCAATCTGGTCATTTGTTTTACCTTGACAAGTCTTAGCTACAAGTTTATCAAATCTAACATAGATACTATCTGTATCTGAGGCAACGATATAATCTACCTCACCATGTGTTTGTAGTATCTGATTTAGATATTCATTAACTTTCTTCTCAATAAAACGAATAATAAATTGACCAGCCGTGGTAATACCACTCGCCTGTCTTACATCATAAAATCTAAAGTATTGATTACCAACTGCACCATAAGCTGAGTTCAAGGCAATCTTTTTTGACCATTGAATATTATGACATCTTGCAATCTCTCTGGCAAGTTCTTTTGTCGGGGTCTTTTGATACTCGGCCTTTGCCTTTAACATTCTCTGTTTAAAGACAACACGGTCATTGTACATTTTCTCCATCATTTCAGGTAGAAAACCTTGACTATCATTTCTAAACTTGGCGCCGTTTGGTGTTAAACAGGCACCCTCATGTTTAAGATAGTTAAGTGGTACTTTCATGTCAATCATTTTATTAACATTGACACCTTGTCCGCTTTCACCAAGTATCTTCTCTGGCGATATATTGTATTGTATAATAATATGTGGATATAGTGAATTGATATCGAATGAAACAATCCAATCATGGCCACCTAAGATAGGCTCTTTTACATAAGCGCCTTCGTATTTTGTTTCTTTACTATGTTCTTCTCTTGGTGGTATACAAATATTCTTTTGCATTAAGTGATTATGAATCAATGTGTCCCACACTCTAACTTGTGAGAATATATCATCATAGTTTACTTTTGAATCATATGCAACTGTCAAACTTAAATCAATTAGACCAAGTTTATCTTCTAGTGCGTCAACGATTTCAACATCTTGTATATTGTAATCAATAAACTTTTGAAAATCTTTCTCGTAAAATTCTTTAAATGTGTCGAATGGGTTTTCATTCTTTGGTTGTTTTAGTTCTAACTCACCAATGAAGTCTAGTTTATAACTCTCTTGTCTTGTTGGTATAAACCATTTGTATAAGTCAAGGTAATCTAACATTGCAACACCGTAAATATTATAAACAGTTTGTGTTCTACCTTGAACATTAAGTTCCATGCGATTAATCAAACCCCAAGGAGATAGTTTGTT